GCAACCAAGAACATCCCACGTTTGGGCGAAACTTACGTTGCGTTTATCCACCCACACCAGAGCCGTCAGCTTCGTGATAACCCAGAGTTTATCGAAGTAACTAAGTACGCTGCTCCAGGTAACTTCATGCTCGGTGAAGTTGGTCGTTTGTACGACTGCGTATTCATTGAGACAACACAGGTTCGCAAGGTTACTGGTGGTGCTGGTGCTAACTACACCGCTGACACAGCAGTTGCTAACCCAACTATTACACCTGGTGGAGGATACATCACTCCTGCACAGTTCACAGGTAACGGTGCTGCAGACCGCTACGACGCTATCTTCATTGGAGATAACGCATTCGGTCACGCAATCTCACTACCAGTTGAACTTCGTGACGGTGGTATTCTTGACTTCGGTCGTGAGCACGCACTTGCTTGGTACTCAATCTTCGGTCTTGGTCTAATCACTGACCAGTCTGTTGTTATTGCAGAAACCAACTAATACAAAGACCTGGGCACGTCTAAAAACTGCCCACTTACACAGATACTAATTAGGAGAATATAAATGGCAAGACAAGTAAAACCATCAGACGTTACTGGCCGTGCTCGTGAGAAGCAGATTGCTGAAAACGCAGAAGCTCTTCAGGCTCGTGCAGCAGAAATGTCTATGGCATCCGCTGAAGCCCAGATTAAACTTGATGAAGTTGTAGACGCTACTATCCCAAATAGAGCAACTGTTATTGAGGATTCTGTAACTGTAGTCGCCCACAAGGACGAAGAAACAGTTCTTATCCGTGTCGTAGAAGACGTCGAGAACATGACTCTAGGAGTAGGAAACTTCTATAGCTTTAAAGCTGGACAAAAATACAAAGTGTCCAAGCATGTAGCTCAACACCTACAGGAAAAGGGCTACCTCGCTGGAATTATCTAGCATTTAATGGGCGAATCAGCGGGCATACTTAGGTTGCCCGCTTTTTCGTTACTATCGTTAGGAGTAGTTAGTGGCCCTGTTGTCAGACCTAATTTCTAGGACTCGCTTGGAGTTGGGTGACCAGCCAAAGGAATTCCAGTTCACTGCAACAAGTGACGGAGCTACTACTGCCTACTATTTAAATAATAAGCCTGTAGACCCTTTCACTCTTTTAGTTAGAGTTTCTCAAAGTTTTATCCCTGCCCCTACTGGCTACAAGCTAGAGGTTGATACGGGGATTGTTAGATTTTTAAACCCAATCGCATCAGGTGAAGACCTTACTGTTAATGGCACTGCATATCGCTACTTCTCAGATGCAGATATTACTAGATTTATTAACACAGCTCTTGAGCAGCACACATACGAAAGAACAGATGCATACGGTAGTCGCGTTACCCTTGCAACCCTTCCTGCAGTAGAAGAGTACCCAATTGCTATTTTGGCTACTATTGAAGCCCTCTGGGTTCTAGCAACAGATGCGGCATTTGACATTAATATCACCGCTCCAGACGGTGTGGTAATCCCACGAAGTGAACGCTACGCTCAATTGACAAGCATGATTGCACAGCGTCAAGAGCAATATCGCTCTCTATGCGCCCAGTTAAATATAGGACTATGGCGTATTCAGGTGGGCAACTTGCGCCGTGCTTCTAAGCGTACTAATAAGCTTGTCCCTATCTATATGCCACAAGAGTTTGACGATGGACGCAAGCCAGAGCGCGTGTATATACAGAATGACATGATTGGTCGACAGACCTTCCCATCTACTATCCAGGTTCAAGACCTTGTTATGAACCAAGGAGATAGCTACTCACAGGACTTTATTCTTGGCGCTCCTGTTACTAATTTAGTGTTTACATCCGAGATTAGAACTTACCCAAATTCACCCACTCGATGGGCGGCCTTCGATGTTACAATTGTGGACGTTCAGACTGGACGTATTAGAATCTCGCTACCACAACAGGAAACACGCTATCTACCAGTCAGAGGTTTTTGGGACCTACAAGCCACATCATCTGTGGACAACAACTTCCAAAGAACCTTCTTAAGAGGACAGACTTTCGTGACTCAGCAAGTGACAACGGTGGAGTGATATGTCAATTATTGTAGTTCCGCCAGATAACGGTAACTGGTACCCACAGCCTACAGGCCCAACGGGTCCTTTAAATGGACCGACTGGACCTACAGGTCCTACTGGCCCTACAGGTCCTCAGGGAGATTACTCTCGTTACCTTGGTATCTATGACACCTTAGCTGACCTTCAAGCTGCTAACCCAAGTCCAGTTCCAACTAACTGGGCTTTTGTCCGCATTACTGGAAACGCCACACAGCTACGTCTATATCGTCGCAGCAATAACGCTTGGGTATTTGATACTTTAAATATTCCTGCGGGTGCAACTGGAGCAACAGGACCAACAGGTCGTACTGGTGCTACAGGACCTCAAGGTAATCAAGGAAGTGCTGGACCTACTGGTGCTACTGGTGCTCAGGGTGTTTCTGGTTTAGCTGGTGCAACTGGTCCTGCTGGTGCTCCTGGTCAAGGTCTAAACATTCTTGGAGAGTACCCAACACTTGTTGCACTTCAAACTGCACGCCCAACAGGTGTAGCAGGAGAAGCTTGGTTACTTGAAAACGGTAACTTAATTATTTGGGACACCGTTACTTCAGCATGGAAGAACGTAGGTAATCTAGAAGGTCCAACTGGTCCATCAGGTGCCGCAGGTCCTGCAGGACCAACTGGTCCACGTGGTACACAAGGTTTCCAAGGTCCTCAAGGTCCACAAGGTGATACTGGACCAACAGGTCCAACTGGACCAACTGGTTTAGCAGGTCCAATAGGTCCTACAGGTCTGCAAGGTGAACGAGGTTTCTCTGGTCTTCAGGGTAACGTAGGTCCAACAGGTTCTGTTGGTCCAACAGGTGCTACGGGTCCAGCTGGTCAAGGCTTTGCTGGTATCACATCTGTAACCCCAATTACCTTAGGGTTTGGTCCAAAAACATTTACATTAAGTGTGGCTAACCACCCTTATATTGTTAACTCAATTATTAGAGCTGTTGCTACAAACACAGTATTTTTAGATGGTTTTGTAACAGCTGTAAATGGTGCACAAGTAACAGTTGATGTACAGAACTTTACAGGCGCAAATGCTGGAGAAATATTTAGTAGCTGGAACTTTACTGTTGCTGGTGAAGCTGGTTTCACTGGAGCCACAGGTCCTACAGGACCTACGGGTGCTACAGGAGCTGCCTCCGTTGTTCCAGGACCAACTGGTCCGCAGGGAACATCAGGCGGTATTGACTTAACAATTACACGCTCTGGTAGCCAGTATGTTATTAACGGATTAAACAATCCAAACATCACTGTTATCCGCGGTCTTCGCTACCGCCTAGAACTAAACACCCCTGGTTATAAATTTAGAGTACAAACCGTTGCTGGAAACTATAGTTCGGCTAACCAGTACACAACTGGATTTAGTGGCAACTTTAGCACTGGGCCTTCTACTGGTACGTACTTCTGGGATGTTCCATTTACAGGTCCTGCACTTCTATATTTTGTTTCAGAAGAAGACGGCGCTCTTAACGGAACCTTTACAGTTACAGCTGCTGGTCCTATTGGCCCAACTGGTCCTACAGGTGCAACAGGAGCTGCTAGCACAGTCCCTGGTCCAACTGGTCCAGTAGGTGCTGGCTATGCTCCAGTTGCAGTAGTTCCCATCAACATTGGCAGTACATCCGTCGGCAGTAAAACCTTTGGTTCTGACCCGCTACCTATTTCATGGAGTGAAGGTAGCAGAGTTAGAGTTGTTGCAGTAAATAATAGTACTGGTTTCCCAATTCCAACTATTTTTATGGATGCGGTTGTTAATGTCATCCAATCTGGAAGAGAACAATTCACTCTTTTCGTTGACTATTTTGAAGGCACTTGGACACCAAGCGAGTACCAACAATGGCAGATGGTTCTTATTGGTGGACGTGGAGCAACTGGTCCTACTGGTCCAACAGGCGCAATCGGTGCTCCTGGTCCACAAGGTGCTGTAGGTGCACAGGGTCCACAAGGTATCGCGGGCGCCACTGGTGCTCCAGGTGCTGCAGGTACCGCTGGTGCTACAGGTCCACAAGGTCCAACAGGTGCTGTTGGTCCTGCTGGTGCATCTATTTATGTTCTTGGAACTTATAACTCATTAGCAGAACTTCAAGCTGCTCAACCTGTTGGTGGAACTGGTGACGGTTACTTAATCAATGGTGTTCTATTTGTATGGGGCGGTTCACAATGGATTAGCGCTGGCGCTATTCAAGGACCAACTGGTGCAACTGGACCACAAGGTCCGCAAGGTTTACTAGGACCTACAGGTGCTCAAGGTGCTCAAGGTACACAAGGTATTCAAGGTATTGCTGGTCCTGTCGGTCCTCTTGGTCCAACAGGTCCAGTATCAACTGTTCCTGGCCCAACAGGTCCGCAAGGTATTCAAGGTGTAGCTGGTCCACAGGGTGTTACAGGTCCAACAGGTCCACAAGGCCGTGGCTTAAACATCCTTAATGCCTTTACAACATTTGCTGAACTTCAGGCGGCTGTTCCATCACCAGTAACTGGTAATCCATACTTAGTAGCTGGAAACCTATTTATTTGGGATGGCGACCAGTGGATTAATGCTGGTCAGGTTCAAGGACCTACAGGTGCAACTGGTGTTGCAGGTCCAACAGGACCTACAGGTATTCAAGGACTTTCAATCACAGGTCCTACGGGTGCAACAGGTGCGACAGGTCCTCAGCCATTTACAATCATTGGAACTTGGCAAGCAGGAATTACCTACTCTCCAGGTCAAGCAGTTTTCTACGATACTCCAACACTTAAAGGTACATACGTTCGTAGAAACAACATATCTACTGCAGGAATAACACCTGTAGATGACCCAGCAAACTGGCTAGTTGTTGTTGCTGCTGCAATTGGTAACACAGGTCCTCAAGGAGCGACTGGTCCTACAGGAGCCCAAGGTATTCAAGGACCTACAGGTGTTGCTGGTCCTACAGGTCCTACAGGAACTCAAGGTTTACTAGGTCCAACAGGCCCTACAGGCACTACACTATTGAACGTAGATGGTGGCGGCCCCGATACTAATTATGGCGGAGTTATAACTATCAACGGAGGAGACGTGAGCGGTAACTAATGGCAATTAAATTACAATTACGTCGTGGTACGGCGTCACAGTGGTCATCCACTAACCCTCTTCTTTCAGAAGGTGAACTAGGTCTTGAACTTGACACTGGAAAGTTTAAGATTGGTAATGGAACACAGACCTGGAATGCGCTAGTATATGCCTCAGGTATTGCGGGCCCAACTGGACCTGCAGGAGTGGCTGGTGCTAATGGCGCCACTGGACCTGCTGGTGTTAACGGCATCGCAGGACCAACAGGAGAACGTGGTCCAACAGGTATTCAAGGACCTGCTGGAGATGGTGGAGTAGGACAACTGCTTCTTAATGACGCCCTGTTACAAACTGGAATCTATTTCCCAGTTGGAGCAGTTACTAGATTTACTAACGTGGTACAAACCGTGATACCACCGATTACGTTGATATAGGAAGGTAAATGAATGGCACGCAATATTGCGCCTGAGTATTACGAATGGAATCCGAGCACTAAGCAGATTACCATTAATCGCTACATTAAGCGTATTCACCTATTCCTTATTGTAAACTCCTTCCGTAATAAGATTCTCTTTAACTTCTCTGACCCAGCTCAGAACATCACAGTAAGTTACATCTATCCAGATTACAACATCTCTAACCCAATGGGTAATAGCGAGACAAAGACTGTAATCCAACTTAACAGCTCTGTTGATACAACAGGAATGCTTTCAACTGACACTCTTCAGATTGTTGTTGATGACGAGCACCAGAAGGTAACTTTTGACGAGACATTCATCGATGGCGCTCAAAAGCTTCGTACCTCACAGCCTCAGTCTCTTATGGATACAGACTTTGAATACTCTGTACAGCCATCTAAGTGGGAAGCACTATTTACATCAAACGGTTACCCATCATTCTTTGCTAAGGCCTCTGGCGGTAACTCATTTGACGTTGTTTCTCTTATTGGAGATGGTGTACGACCACGCTCAACCATCACAGTAACAACCGCCCTTCCTCACGGTCTAGCACCAGGACAGATTGTCTCTGTTCAAGAAACTCTTAATTTTCTTGCAGAGGGTACATCTCTAGTTCAAGCCGTTCCTACAACTACTACTTTCCAGTACACAGCACGTGGTGTTGTATCTGGAGATGTCGCATCAGGTACTCTAACAAGCGTATACGGTGGAGATATCTTTGATGGTGCTCACATCCCAGGTGGTAACTTCCCAATTGGTGGCGTTAACACAGCATCTCGCTTTAGAGCAACTGTAGATGGTGCTGCTCCTGTTTCTAACGTAACAGTTCAGTTTGACCAGCCACACGGAGTCTTCCCAGGAAACCTCATTGTTGTTACTGGAACTAACAGCTTTGATGGTAACTGGCAGGTAACTCAGGTCCCTACCCAGACTACTCTTGTCTTTTCTCTATCACGTCAGCAGTCTGCAATTACTGTTCCAACAACTGCACTTATTTTTACAAAGGGTGATGGATACGTAATTCAGCGTCCATTTGATGGCGGTGTTTCTCTATCTACTGCTACTAACTCGATGGGTTCTTCAACAGTTCGTCAAACTCGTCGCTACTTCCGCTACCAGTCAGGTAAAGGACTCCAGTTCTCTACTGGTGCTCAGCTAACTCCTGTATACGATGTAGAGCAACTATTTATCAATGGTGGTTCTATTGGACCAGCTATTGTTACAGTAAAGACTGTTCAAGACCACGGTATGCAGGCGGGTGTTACAGTTGATATTGAAGGTGTTACAACACGCTTTGCTTACAATCCATTTAATGGAAATGACTTTGTTGTAAGCAGAGTTATTGATGTTAACACATTTGAATACCAGGTAAACCTTACACAGACAGTGCCTCTTGTCGACCAGAACCCTGCTGGTGTTAACGTGTACGTACACGCTCGTAAGTGGTTTGGAGCAGTTACTCGTTGCGGTATGTTTGATGACCAAAACGGATTCTACTTTGAATACGACGGACAGAAGATGTTCTGCGTACGTCGTCACTCAGAAAAAGAAGGTATTGGTCGCGTTAACGTAACTAGAAACTCAAGCTTTATTACTGGTCTTAATACTCAGTTCCGTAAGCAGCTTGTTGTAGGACAGAACATTGTTATCAAGGGTTCTTCTTACAAGGTTATTGCTATTAACAGCGCAACCTCTATTAACGTGTCTCCAGCTTACCGTGGTGCAACAGGTGTTCGCACTCGTTACCTAATCACACAGAGCGACCGTTTCCCTCAAGAGGATTGGAACATTGACCAGTTTGATGGAGAAGGTCCGTCAGGTTACAAGCTTGACGTAGGTCGCATGCAGATGGTCTACATCGATTACACATGGTACGGTGCTGGAACTATTCGTTTTGGTATGCGCGGTGTTAATGGAAAGATTGTTTGGTGCCATCGTATTGCACAGAACAACGTTAACAACGGTGCTTACCAGCGTTCAGGTAACCTGCCTGCTCGTTACGAAGTTACAAATGACCCATCAATCTTTACAAAGATGGTTGCGGGACCAACGGGTAACCTAGGAACCCAGCTCGGTGCAAATGACACCGTTATGTATATTGAAGATGGTCGTAACTTCCCACCTGCTGGATTTATTTACGTACGTGATGGCGTTAACTGCGAAATCATGCGCTACTCATCTATCGGTGCGTTTGACCCTGTAAAGCGTGGATACCCAGTTAATATCGCTCAGCGTCGCGCATCTATTACAAACGTTTACCCAGACATTCCATTCACGTTCTCAGGAACAACTACTCCAGTAGTCTTTACTCCAGACTCATCTATTACAGGTGTTGGTGGAGATGCTCAGGTATCAGTTCAGTCAATTACTCAGAACTGTGCACCTATCATTAGCCACTGGGGTTCCTCAGTAATCATGGATGGTCGTTTTGATAACGATGAAAACTTTATCTTTACTGGTGGTATGACAAAGAACCTTGCAATTGCAGCGGGTGTTACACGCCCACTTCTTGCTCTTCGTCTAGCACCATCTGTAGATAATGGTATTGCTCGTAACTTTGGTATTCGTGAACTTGTAAACCGCATGCAGCTTCAGTTGAACTCTATTGGAGTTACCACTAACGGACAGATGCGTATTGATGGAATCCTAAACCCTAACCAAATCTTCTACAACACCTACACTCCATCTAACCTTCAAGCTTCACGTACCTCTACTGGTACTGCGGGTATTAACACAATTACTGTTACAGATGCTGCGGGTACTAACGGTATCGTTCCAGGCATGATTGTTACAGGCTCAGGAATTGGACCAAACGCTCAAGTTGCTAGCGTTTCTGCAAACCTAGTTACTCTATCTGTGGCCAACGCAGGAACCGTATCTGGTGGAATCACCTTTACCCCACGCGTGGGCTTTACAGGTCTTCCAGACGATTGGGGCCGTGACCAGGTAGGTTCTGGTTCCCTAGCTCAGATTATCTACTTTGATAATACTGGCCCAGGTGCGGGTAACGCCCAGCCTGCTTCTGGACGTATCGTTGGTGGAGACTCTGTGGCGTCGTTCTACTCAGAAAACGGTGGTGGTGCGTCCAACTTCAACGTCTCGAACTTCGACCTCAGCACTACCCGAGACCTTGGTAACTCGATTATTTCTGGCGACGGCAACGTCTCTAGCCCTAGCTACCCTAACGGCCCAGATATCATCGTCCTTACAGCTACAAATATCGGTACTGCAACAGCATCGATTGCAGCTCGTATCTCATGGATTGAGGCACAGGCATAATGTCCCCTGTTTACGATGTCCATATTTTTAAAGACGCTATACTTTTAATAACCTCGGAAGGTAGGTAGAAACCCATGCCAGATTACACATCCCTTAGTACGCAGATTGATGCGGTTAAGACGGAGATTACGCAGTCGCTTAATGCGAGCACGTATACTGCACAAGACCTAATCTATGTTGCTAAGGCACTAGAGACTATGGGCACCCTTCTGGGCGTCAATGACATTGTTGCTGCAACCGCTGACCGCGTAACAGCAATCACAACTGCTGGTACAACACAGGTTACTGCTGTTAACACCGCAGGTACAACACAGGTTTCTGCGGTAAACGCTGCAGGAAATTCACGTTTGGCTGCGGTAAACGCTGCGGCTGATAACTTAACCGTACTAGCGTATATAGGAGTACTCGACTAATGCCAACAACAGTAACACGTTTTAGAGCACTTACTGCTGGAACCACGGATGCTTCTGCGTATGCGGTTCCTTCAAGTAACACTGCAATTGTTACAAATGTAATTCTAGCTAATAAGACTGCAGCAACACGCACCGTAACCGTAACAACTGGTGGTTTTGCGTTTTGCCAAGGTCTACAGGTCCCTGCAAATGGAACTGTAAATTTTGATGCCCGCGTAGTTTTAAACGCAGCTGAAACAATCGCCGTCACCGCAGACGTAGCAAACGCTGTTGACGTATTGATTTCAGGCGTATTGATTTCTTAATAACGGAAAAGGACAGGTAACTATAAATGGCAATATCCTCAAGTAAAGACTTTATCGTCTTCCCGAATGACAATTCGGGTCGCTTGTTTATCAATGAGGCCACCTTTACAGCCAGTGGTACCTGGACTGCTCCTGCTGGCGTCACTAGTGCTCAGGTCATCCTCGTGGGTGCGGGCGGCGGTGGCGGCGGCGGTTCCCAGAACGTAGCTGGCGGCGGTGGCGCTGGTGGACAGGTAATCGTCCGTAACCTAACAGTCATTCCTGGAACAACCTACAATGTAACAATTGGTGCAGGTGGTCAGGGTGGTCAGGGTGCAATCAACGGTGCAACTGACGTAGTTAACACCCTTCCAGGTGGTAACGGCTCTGCTACCGTATTTGGTAACATCACAATTGCTAACCTTCTTGTTAACTCAGACTTTGATTATGCAGTTAACTCATGGGATTCAGCAACATTCTATCGTTCAGCAACAGGTATCTCTGGTCAGTCAGCAATCACTGTATATCCAAATGCTGCAGGCCTTACAGTAGGTCAGCGCGTTACTGGTACTAACATTGGTACAAACGCTAACATCGTAGGTATCTCAGGTAACGTAGTTAACCTATCAGTAGCTAACTCAGCTACTGTTGCATCTGTTATCGGCTTCTCACAGGGTGAGTCTGTAGTACGTCCTTCTAACGTATTCTTCAACAACATCTCATCTGCAGCTTCAGATATCACGCTAAGCAACCCACAGACAGGCAACACTGCTGGTTCACCATACTTCCAGAACCTATCTAACAACCTGTTGCAGCCAAGCATTGCACAGTTAGAAGAAGCAGCTACTATCTCAAATAACCTGATTCGTCAGTATGGTACTGCGCTTTCAACATTTAACATTACTAATACTGGTGTGCCTACAAAGCTTCCAGAAATGGTTGGCGCATACACTAAAACTGTAACAACAGTTCTTAACTCAGCAGTAGTAACTATGAACTCTACTACAGATGTATACCCAAACATGTACCTTGTTGGTTCAATGTTTGCTACAGGTACAGTAGTTCTTAGCGTTGATAGCCCTACTCAGGTAACTGTTTCTGCTAACGCTACTCAGAACGCAACTAACCAAACAGCAACACTTTCATACTCAGGTGCCTTTGGTGTTAACGCGTTTATTGCTAGCACAAGCGTTTCAACATCTAGCGGTGCCCCAACATGGGTTCAGCTATCAAACATGAACTCTACAACCACATCAAACGGTACACAGACATCTGCAGGCGCACAGGGTATTCCATACATCCCAGGTGCTACATACACAATGTCTGCATACGTTTCTACAAACACTAACGTTGATAGCGCGACAGCACTTCTATTCCAGCTTCGTTCAGCTGGTGCTTCATTTAACGCTATCTCTAACCAGGTATTTGCTGGTGGTTCTAACTCAGGTACAACTAGCTCAATTGATGCTGGTCAGGCTAACGGATTCTTCGTACGCCAGGCAACACCATCTGCACTGTCAGGATACGGCGGAACTTTTGCAACAACCGCTGATGCTGCTAACGGTGCTACAACGATGACTGTTGTTAACGCTTCAGGTATCTTGGTTGGTATGGTTGTAACAGGTTCTGGTCTTCAGTCAGATACTCGTGTACAGACAGTTTCTGGTACTACTATCACTATTAACAAGACAACAAACGCACCTCTAACTGCAACCACAGTTACATTTAATGCTCCTGGTGGAGTTCAAATCCTAGGTGCAAACGTAACAACTGGTCAAACAGGATGGCGCCGTATTTCAGCAACATTCACAACACCAAATATTGCGTCTGCTCTTGCTAACGGTACATACCAGTTTGGTTCAACACCTCAGTTCGTACACCCTGTAATCGTATTCCAGCAGGGTTCTACAAACTTCTGGTTTGATAACATTCAGCTTGAAGTTGGTAACACAGCTACAACCTGGCGCCCACCTGTATACCGTGAGGCTCAGTCAATGCTTATGCAGACTAACTCAGCGTCTGGTGCAAACCTTGAAACAACACATCGCTTCGTACGCGTTCAGCCAAATATACAGTACTCAGGCTCTGCGTTCGTAGTTGCTACAGGTACATCTAACCAGTACCGCCCAGTACGTGCATTCATCGAATACTTTGACGCCGACTTCAACTCAGTTCTTCGCTCAGAAGGTAACAACGTATTCTTGCCAATCTCTGGTGTAGCAACATCTACACAGCAGATGCCAGCAGTTACCTACCCAGTACGTGTAGTTATTAACGGAGCTTCATCTCCAGTAAACGCTCGTTGGGCTAAGTTCGGTATTATGCAGCTTAACGGCGCTCAATCTGCTACAGGTACAGCTATTGAACACCACATCCTTGCTCCACAGCTAGAGCCAGCAGCAACTGCTACTACCTACAAGGAAGTTGATAATGTCAACTTCTTCTACGCTGGTCAAGCAGGTTTGACACCAATCGTTTCATCTCTCGGCACGCTTGCTGCAGAAGGTGGTGGAGGTGGAGGTACATTTAACTCTAACTCTACACACTGGCAGTACGGCCTCATCGGTGGTAACAATGGTGGACACGCAGCTAGCAACTCCAACACCACTACTACTCTTGCAGGTGGTGGCGCAGGTGCTGGTGGTGCTGGTGAAACTGCTCGCCTATACGGTATCGGTGTTTCTGGCGGTAACTCAATTGACGGTTTCCGCACAACTGGTGGCGGTTCACAGCAGATTTGGCCAATGCGCGGTCACCAAGGTGGCTACGCAATTTGGAACTCTGGTACAAACAACTTCCACCCAATGGGTGAAGCTGGTAAGGGCGGACCTGGCGTTCTCCTAAGCGGTTTGAACTCAGGTTCTCCACTTGGTCTACCAGTTGCTGGTGGTGGTGGAGGTGCTGGATGGTCAGCAAACAACTCACTTCAGCAGTCACTTCCTGGTATTGGTCAGAACGGTGGAGGTAAGGGTGCCCCAACATGGTTGGCAACCCAGGCTTCAACTACAGCTGATTACTACGCACGTGGCCTTGACGCTATTGCTAACACTGGTGCAGGTGGCGGTGGTGGTGGTTCTAACTGGACTAACACACCAAACACACTTCTTACTCACAACTCTGCAAACGCAGCTGTGAACTACGAAGCGTTAACATCTGAATTCTTCAAGTGGAACCCAATCTACAATGCTTCTACTGTAATCTCAGCACAGGCTGGTTTCTATGGTTCAAACGTTCTACGTACAACCATCCAGGATACTGGTAATGCTAAGGTAACAACTTCATGGCAGTCCTTCCCAATCCTTCCACGTATTCCACTAGTATTCCCTGGTGTGGCTGCGCGTCTAACCACTGCTCCTGGCGGTGCTACATCGTCACAGTTCACTGGTCTACCAAAGCGTGTACGTCCAACAGTTCGCTGGAAGAATGACCGCAACGTCATTATTCGTGAAGACCGTCCTCCATTTGATATCCAGTTCTCTGGTACAAACACCATCACCTTCCTAGGTGCAGCAGGTGCAACATCAGGATTCTGGCAAACACTTGCAGCTCCAGAAAACGCAGCGTACTTCGATGTGACATGGGAGCTCCTATACATGGATGCTGGTGACGTAGTTGACCTTGACTTCGGTGGCTGCCAGTACTACGGATACCAGAGCTTTGGTGGAAACGGCGCAGATGGCTTTGCTATGATTCGCTGGTTCGACAAGGCAGTACTCTAAGGAGATAGAAAATGGCTAAATTCGCACTCGTTGATAACGACATCATTACTCAAGTACAGGTTGCTGAGGATATTGATTCCCTTGGACCTCTTGGACTTCTTTTCGAAGTAGTACAAGTTGATGGCCTAGAACCAGAACCATCACGTGGATGGTCACGTGTTAATGGAGCTTGGCTACCACCAAGCGTCCCTGAAGCAGCAAAAGAACTTTGGAACGGCGCTGGCTTTGATGCTGATAAGGCAATCGAAGCACCTGCTGAAGAAGAAGAACCTTCAAAGAAAGGCAAGTAATCAATGGCCATTTCATCCCAGCCAACAGTTCTAGCGCAGTCTAATGATGCCTACATTAACGTAGGCGTTACAGGCCGTCTTCAGACCTTTTCGGCAGCAACAGGTACATTAAGCATCAACCCAACTAACGGTTCATTTATTCGAATCACTAACTTGGTTGGCGCAGTAACCGTAAACTGGACAGGCGTACCTGCTGGTTACGGAACTCGCTGGCAGGTTGAAGTTCGTAACCGTGGTGCTAACGCAGTTGCGTTCAATGGTGTTACATGGGATGGCGGCTCTGCTCCTTCTCTTGCATCAGGAACCAACGCATCAGTCCTAAACTTCTACTCACCAGACGGTGGAGTAACTATTTACGGACGTCTTGAGTTCGCAACCCTCGTCTAATATAGATTAGAAATAGCGCCCCGCCACTCTCCTGGGACTGGCGGGGCTTTTCTATTTAAGGATACAATTAATATATGAAAATAGCCGTATACACCATCGCATTAAATGAAGAACAGTTTGTAGAACGCTGGTACGAATCAGCTAAGGAAGCTGACTACCTAATGATTGCCGACACGGGTTCTGTAGATAAGACTGTGGATAAAGCGCGAGAGCTGGGCATCAATGTGCATGTAATAAGCGTACGACCATGGCGCTTTGATGATGCTCGTAATGCTGCACTTGCACTATTGCCAGATGACATCGACTACTGCATCTCCCTAGATATGGATGAGGTGTTAGCGCCTGGTTGGCGTGATGAGATGGAGAAGGCGCCCGAAGGAACCACCCGTATACGATATGACTACACATGGAACTTCAATCCAGATGGCAGCCCTGGCCTCACCTTTGCTGGTGACAAAATTCATGCACGCCATGGGTACCGCTGGCTGCACCCTGTACATGAGTGTTTATACACAGACCGCCTTGTTGAGAAAGAGTATTGGTCAAAGCTAGGTCTTTGGCATAAGGCAGATGACACTAAGTCTCGTGGTCAATACCTGCCACTACTTAAGTTATCTATAGAAGAAGACCCATACAACGACCGCAACGCTTATTACTACGCCCGTGAATTATTCTTCCATGGTCAAATAGAGGAAGCTAAGGTGCAGTTTGAAAGGCACCTATCCTTACCTAAAGCCTTATGGAAAGCAGAGCGAGCATCGTCTATGCGCTATATAGCCAAGTGCTCTACAGATGAAGCAGAGAAACTTAAGTGGTGGAAGCTCGCTGTTCAAGAGGAGCCTGCTAAACGAGAAGCGTATGTAGAGCTGGCACAGTATCACTACGACAATGGCCGTATTGAAGAGTGCTACATGTGGGCTAAGAAGGCAGTTAATATTAAAAACAAAAGCATGGACTATTTAAATGAGGCATTTGCCTGGGGAGCACAGCCCTACGACCTAGCCGCTGTATGTGCGTTCTGGTTAGGTGAGAAGAAGATGGCCCTTGAATACGGAACCATAGCTGCAGAGTTGAGCCCTACAGATGAGCGAATAGTCGGTAACCTTGAACTCTACAAGAAGGCGGTAGAAGATTGAGAGCTCACGCACCAGGTGGTCGCTTTGATGCAGACTTTGAAACCGACAAGGTTTTAGACGGCATCGATAAAGACTTAAAGAGGCCAGTTGGAACCACAGTTAAGTGGTTTATCTGGGACCCTGAAGCCACTGTACTTGACCCTATCTATGATGTAGGACAAGACCTATCTACCGCTACTGGTGGCCGCATCTGGCGAGGCCCATTTGATTTGCCAGTAGTAAGAGCCGTTGTTAAACAAGGTGCTGTAAAGAACAGTCAACGCGGTTACTACGGAGCAGACTCCCTACACCTCACCCTTAATGCTGAGGACGTAGAAAAGATTGCACCAGGCGTAATTGGTAACCCAGACCTACAAGCTCGTGGTCGTATCCTATGGAAGGGCCAGGTCTATCGCCCTTACTATATCCAACAAGCAGGTATTGTTGCTGAAAGAATCACTCTCTTGGTTGTAGAATGTATGCAGGTCATGGCCGACGAAATGGTCAACGACCCACAGTTCCTGGCACTTGCTGGGTATATTAAATAGGAGGCGCCATGGCACTTATTCACCAATCCTTTACGGTAGGCACAACCCCAGTTTTGCTTGCTACTATTGCAGCTAAGGACCCAGAGACAACTGTTCAAATTGTTAATGACGATAACAACAGCATCTATATCGGTGACCTAACCGTCACTACTAGCGGCGTAGACAAGGGTCTTACAGTAAAGAAGGACTCTGTTTATAGCATTAGATTAAATGCGGGCGATAAGCTCTACGGAGTTGCCGCTACTACTACAGGCGCTAACGCTGTATCCGTTCTCTACTCAAGCATATTTGCAAGCTAATGCCTTTCAAGTCCCAGTCCCAGCGTAAGTTAATGTACGCTAAGCATCCAGAGATGGCTAA